CATAGATGCATACCGTCAAACTAAAGAAGAAATAGCACAGATATTAAAAGATAGATTTGCTGAAGAGCAAGCATTAAGAATTGAAAATGGTCAGAAAAATTTAGCTACAGTAAATGAATTTGAAGAACTTTATAAACAGACCCAAATGTCTGCAGCTGCTTATGAGATTACTCAAATAGATGCAATGGCAGAAAAGTATCTTGAAGCTGGAGCTAATAGAATTGCAGTTGAAAAGTGGGTAGCTGCTGAAATTAAAAATATTGATGATAAGTCAGCAGCAGATGCAGAAGATGCTGAAAGTAAAAAGATTAAAGGTGTTGCTAGTACTTTTCAAGGTATGTCAAATCTAATGAATGCTTTTGGCGCTATGAATGACACATTAAGTTCACAAACAGAAGGAAGAAATAGAGATGATTTTAATAGAACTAAAAAATTTCAATATGCACAAGCAACAATATCTACTGCAGCAGCTGTAGCTGGTGCTCTGGCAATGACACCCTGGACATATGCTAATGCAATTAATGCTATTGCTGCGGGTATATTAGGTACAGCACAGATGGTTAATATAGCAGCAACCAAATATGCTAAAGGTGCTGCTTTCACAAATAGTATAGTTGACCAACCAACTGCTTTTAATAATAGTGTTATGGGTGAAGCTGGTCCTGAAGCAATTATGCCACTGGCTAAAACAGCATCTGGTGAACTTGGAGTTAAATCTTCAGGTGGTGGTCAACCAATAATAAATAATTATTACCAAGTAACTGCAATGGATTCACAATCAATATCTGAAGTATTAAGAAGAAATCCACACGCAATAACAGCAGTTATGAGTGAACAAATGCAGAGAGGTAATTCAGCTCTTAACTCAAACATAAGAAGAGTGAGTAGGTGATAAGGAGATTAAAACGTGGCACTTTTTCCAAACTATTTAAGTATAAAATATGCAAATCCAGTTGTTGAAGAGATGCAATGGAAAACTCTTATGAGTAGCTTTGATGATTTGGGTGTGGAACGTAGGAAACGAAAATGGTTGTATCCCAAACGTACAGTTACATTAAATTATAATAATATAACATTAACAGATGCTAGAACTATATTTCAATTTTATATTGATAGATCGGGATCATATGAAGCATTTACATTTTTCAAGTATGAAACTGAAACATTTACAGGTGAATATATAGGAACTGGTGATGGTTCAACAGTTCTATTTAATTTACCGTGCAAGAATTCAACTGCCAGAACTGTATATGTTAATAGTGTAGCACAAACTGAAACTGCAGATTATACTTATTCTGCATTAGGTGGAACAGATGGGTGTGATGAAATAACATTTGTAGTTTCTCCAACATCTGGTCATAGAATAGTATTAGATTTTACAGGTAATTTAAAAGTAAGATGTAGATTCAAAGAAGATAATATGTCGTTTGAAACAATATATAATAGGTTCAGGAGTTTCGGGGTCGAGTTGTCTGGACTTCTAAATTCATAAGGAATAATATATGGCAAGAAATTTAGATCAAGAAACACTAAACGAATTAGGTAGCGATGAGATGTTTCCGTTCTTCTGTCTTGATTTTACAGATGGTGTTACAGATTATAAGTATACAACTCTTGATGTCCCTATAACTTTAAATGTTTCAGGTGGACCAAGTGGAGTATATGAACCAAGAGGATTTCAATTTGAAGGTATTAATTACACATTATCTAATGTTATGGATGATGCTACAATAAAAATAGATAATCTTGATAGTGTTTTAACACCTATATTTGTAACAGATGATATTGAGGAACAACCAGCTTCAATTTATTTGGGAATAATGAATACAGCAGCTGACGCAACTAATGAAGTATTAATAACTATTTTATTATTTACAGGTGAAATAGATTCTTTTGATATTGATGAAACTGAAATTAGAATGGTTATAGGTTCGATATTTTCAAGATGGGGTCATCAATCAAATAATACACATCCTTCTTCTTGTCGTTGGAAATTATTTAAAGGTGTGGAATGTCAGTATAGTGGAGATGCAGCAAGTTGTGATAGAGTATATGAAACTTGTGTTACTCTTGATAATACAGCTAATTTTGGTGGATTCAGATGGTTGCCAAGTATAGAAAATAAAAAAATACAATTTGGACCAAATCAAAGCGAGGCGTCATGGTTATCAAGACATGATCGCTATGTAACATAATGAAAAAAATACCATATAACATTACAGAAAAATATGTAAAATCAAAATATAATGAGAGTGGTAAATCAATAGAAGAAGGATATAATTGTTTAGGATTAGTTGTTGATTTTTGTAAACAAGAATTAGATTTAGACTATAAATTTGAAGATAAAATAACAGGTGATATAAGTTGGAAGAATGTTTCTAAAGTATTCCACGATAATCCAGAAGAAGTATTCAAACAAGTTGAAAGATATTTTACTAATTATTTTGATGTTATTGCACCACATCAAATGAGAAAGGGTGATGTAGTTTCTGTTAATGTTGGGCCAGATGGAATTAAAATTCCATGTGTATATGCTGGTAATGATAAAATACTTTTAACAACAAAGAAAGGAATTAAAGTTGTAAGTTTAAAAGGAAAGCAAATATTTGACTGTTATAGAGTTAAAGAAAAGAAAAAGATAACAACCAAAGCTGTTTATAAGTTAAATGAAATAACAGATAAGTTAGATTTAGTTGAAGAAGAAAGTTATATATATGAAGGTGATATAGCTGAATGTTGGGCTGGAGCAACTGCTGCTGCTGTATTTGAACTTATTGTAGCAGTCATATCTTTGATTATGGCAGTATGGTCATATTATAATATGCCAGACACTCCAGGTGATAGTCAATATGGAACTCAACTAAATACAAGAGCAGCAAAAGAACCACAGAAAGTAGTATATGGAACCCAGAAGGTTGGTGGTAATGATGTTTATATGTCTACCTTCAATCAATTTTATAAAGATTTATATATCATTCAAACTTTAGCAGAAGGAGAAATAGAAAGTGTTGAAGAAGTATTTATAGGTGACCATCCGCTATCATATTTTGTTCATTGGTCAGGAACAAAAGCAGACTACCAATTTTATAATGGTTCACCAACACAAACATATGATACAACAATCAATAATTTAGATCCAGCATTTACAGATAATATGAGAAACACTGCTTATATTAGATGGCATTTTAGATGGAATTCTGATATAATGACTGGACTCCCAACAAGATTATCTATCATTAAAGGTAAGAAACTGTATGATTTTAGAGATGAAACTACTGCTTGGTCTGATAATGGTGTATTAGCTTTATATGATATGCTTACAAATAGAAGATATGGTCTTGCAGTTGATGCTACTGCATATATAGATATAACATCATGGACAGCAGCAGCAAATTATTTTGATGATAAAGGTTGGTCATTTAATTTTATTACTAATGGTAGTAATAACCCATGGACAACCATTCAAAATATGATGAAACATTTTAGAGCAAATATTTCTTGGTTTGATGGTAAATATTATTTGTTAATTTCTGACTTAAATATAGAATCTTCTGTAATGACAATAGAAGATAAACATATAGTTCAAGGTAGTGATGGTAAAGCTCAAATAAAATTAGTTAAACCATCTAGATTTAATAAACCAAATGGATTAAAATGCACCTTTATTGATAAAGATAAATCATATACAAGGGATGAATTACTTGTTGGTGAAGCAACAGGAGTAATTCAAACTATAGATTTTTTTGGATTTACTGACAGAGACACAGTTGGTAAGATGGCAAATTATCAACTTGAACGATTAAGATTAGATAGATCAATATCTGGAACTTTTAGAGATGATTGTCTTGAACTTGCACCACATGATCTAGTAACATTTAATTCAACTGCTCTTGGAATTGCAGATCAACCAATGAGAGTTGTATCAACTGGATTTGCTGGTAATGGATTAATAAACTTAACTTTACAATATGAAGCTGAAGAATTATATGATGATATTTATACTGCAAATATAGAAGGAACTTATACCTGTAACTTACCAAGGACAGATAATATTCCATTAATAGCCAACCCACAAATAACAGAAGAAACATATTTTTATGGATTGAGAACTGAAAGTAGATTACACGTTACATTTACAGTTCCTGAAGATGAAGATTGGTTTGAATATTGTGAAGTTTGGCAAGCAATTATTTCACAAGGCGACGCTGTCCCAGCAGATAGTGATTATGAACATCAGTTTAATACTACTAATTATTTTAATATAGATCAGGCTGAGCAAGGAAAATTATATTATATAGTATTAGTTCCTGTTTCACTTTATGGAGTTAAAGAAAGATTTTCTAATGCTCCTAAATTATCTCATGTAGTTGCTGGTA